GCCCGGAGAAGGCGCAACGCGCCGCCATCCGGGTTTACCACACTGCCGATTATTTGCTATGCCAGTACGCCTGCGAATGCACCAGTTGCTGTCGAATATCTGGCCGATAAGGTTGCGGATCGAGAAGAGGATGCAGAGGAATATCTGGAAGCAATCATGGAGGCTCGTGTTACCGTTGCTGGCATGGGGCTGGTGATGGAGGTGCAGGATTACTTAGATGGCGAGGCCGATAGACTGGCGAAGGCGTGGCTGGCCGAGTACACACCGCAAATCAAGTCGTTGAAAGATGAGCGTAAAGAGGCCTATCGTCAAATCGTCGAAATGAGTACCGAACCGCAGGATGTGGATCTGGTCAGGCCGGCGAACAAGTTTGAAATGACCAGGGTGCGTGAAGGTGAAAAGGAAGCTGACCTTCCAGTCTGGAAACACCATTTGTTGTGTGACGAAAACGGGAACTATCCGGCTCTGTTGAACCATTGGGAAACCAAGGTTTTTGAGATCGAAACCAAACGTGAAGGATTTGCTTTCTGGTATCGTAATCCACAGTACACAGGGCAGTCGTCACTGGGAATCGCTTATGTTGAAGCTGAACAGTACAAGATTGTTCGTCCCGATTTCCTGTTCTTTGCCGAACAGGATGGCAAAATGGTTGTGGACCTGGTAGATCCACATAGCCTACATCTGGCTGATGCTTTGCCCAAACTGAAAGGACTTGCGCTATATGCCGAACATCATTCTGATGCTTACAGGCGAATCGAATCTGTCGCCGAAGTAAAGGGTAAATTACGAGTGTTAGATTTGAAACGGCAGGATGTGCAGGATGCTGTTGCTACCGCTGAAAATGCAGAAACGTTATTTAGTAGCGGACTTGCTGATGACTATCAGTAATCTATAGAAAATTGCGTAACGAAACTGCATTTTAGTAATTTTTTGAAACAATACAAATAAGGCCTTCTCACTGAGAAGGCCATTACCGACTTACAGTTCGATTTGGCTACAGCCGAAGTTACGGTCTCCTTCACCAAACACTTTGCTTTCAACTTTGGTCAGGTAGTCCAGTCGGGTTAACAGCGCCTGGTAGTTCTGCTGGAAGTCAGTACTATTGGTGTCTAGCACATACTTACAGTTTTCAGGAAAATGGACCAGACCAGGGTGATCGTCTCTCTCCAGTCTCAGGGCGCTGTACCAGGCTCCTGTGATCATCCCTCTAAGGTTATCGTCCTGATCGTAATCCCCGAGGTGGTAGTAAGCGTCTTTGTTGAACAACAGGCAAATGTGATAGTGGCATTTACCTGACTCAGAATACTCTTTCGCCCATATAATGAATAAAGGGCAACGGTAGATGCGTTTACCTTCACGCTCCTTACGGGTACGATCAGCCTCCAGCTTAGCTCTGAGGGATTCACGCATCCGGGATATCACCCCAGGCTCCAGATTAGGGAAGCAACAAATATTGTCACCGTCATCAACTATCTTCGGATAGTGGAGATCGACACGTACCGCCGTTAGCCTGGGGTAACGGTTAGTCAAGTAACATAATAATTTATTAATCTTGCTCTGATATTCAAGGATATGAACTCCATGAGTACCTTGATATGTTTTCATCATATAAACCTGTAGTTGGTCCTACGGTCTATAACAGACCGTATAGGGATGCCATACAGGCAGGGCTATTCCTGGTCACTGTTGTCGGTATATACTGGTATCAGATCTTAGTACGCACATACTGATCTGATTACTACCCCTACTGGTTAATACAGGTAGTAAGGGTATACAATGCCATTATAATACCTATCCAACATCTAAATCTGAGACGAAGGTAGCCCCAGCCTGTGATGGCTGTTTAAAAGTCACTCTGCAATTAGCTTCGAGAAAAAATAATATTTCTGATGGAATCAAACCAAATCAGTGGTCTCCACAGGCTGGATAAATATAGTTTTACCTCGCTTCGCAGCCATTATCTTACGCTGTGAGTAAAGAGTGCTTAGTAATTCGCTCACTGTCGCTCTGTTTCTGAACCGATTGGGGCCATACTGCAATATCGTGTTTTTTCTGAGATAAGGGATCGTATTTCTCACGCAATATTCTTTTATCCAACAGTAAAGATCGTGAGCCTCTGAGCCTACAAGTGTCGATTCTTGCTGTTTTGAGAAAAGCCTTACATACTCGTCCACGTACCATGAAATTATCTGTATGGCTGCTTCAACAGCAATGAGTGAAATATCTCCGCCACTCCCCTCGAAGTAGTGCAGTAAAGCAGCTACTCTCGCCATATTCTCTGTGACCTTAGAAGCATAGTCTTTGAAGTCAGAAAGAAAACCAAGCATCCCCATCTCAGATTCAACTTTATTATAAAACTCAATCATTCGTTGTTCCGCCTCAGGACAAAAAAAGAGGCATTCCCTTTTATTTTCATCATGTCGTATCATATTTTCAGTGATGATCTCCATCAATCGTTGGTGGAATACTGGCAAATGTTCGGTTGAAGTCACTGGGCTGGTAATTTTCCTGTAACCCTGGGTTGAGTCTGGCTGACAGAGCAAGGCGCGGGCAAAAAAACCTATCCCTTTAGCCATCTCTCCATTAGACTCCTGATATGCTCTAAAAATAACAGGTTGTAGCATTGCAGACAGAGTAACTCTGGCATCCTTAATAAATTGTTCCGGGCTACATTTCCTTTCCACTGAAAATGTTGAGCCATCCCACATTTTGTTGATGAAAGGCAGATCATTTAGTGTATGACCTTTAAATATGGTGCCTGCTTCATCGGAAGTTATGCCAATAGCCCGCCATTGACCACAGAGAAACTGTTTAATCGCCGCCGGAGTGGCATCATTAAACATCAACTTGTACCTTACTGGCTCTTCCGGGCGGTTTTCCATAAGAGCTTTTAATTGTGCTTCAGTCGCGGAAGAATCTTTATTTCGCCTGATCTCCGATTTCAGCTTTGATGTTAACGCCTTTTGTTGGGTATTAAACACTTGCATGTTATTTTCCCAGGTTTCATAATCCCTCATGTATTGTATAAACTTTTGTTCCTCCAAATCGTACAGCGGCTTCATTAATGCTTTATCCACACTGCTTTTCCTTTCTCCAGAATCAGCCAGTGTCAGCAAAAATAAAGATACGGGACTACGCAAATGATTAAACCGGCAAACATCAATCCCGTTTTGACTGGCAAGGGAAATAGCACCAAGGGCAGATGCGGCAACTAGCGCTAATGGTGCCTGTGTATTTTGAGTTACCTCATAAACCGCATTTCTGATAATCAATGGCAGTACTTGTACAGGGAACGGACGACTAATAAGCATGAAAACCTCTGTATAGATTAAGGATAAATTTATTTCACCTTAGCGGCTATTCCGCTATTAGTAGCGGAAATAGCAAGATGAAACCGTGTTCATTAAAGATAAAACGAACCGAAAACACGACTTTTTGATTAACGAATGCTGATCCAGCAAAGAAGATCACTCAGCAGCCAGGCACAAGATTTTGGCCCAATCGACTTACGTAAAGGGAAGCGGCCTGCTCGTTCAAGTTTCCATGCTGTAGATCGTGATACTGATGTGATACGCTGGCGTTCACGTTCACGAACCAGACGATCTGACCTCTCGCCATAGTTCTGTAAAGCCTGTAAACGCTGCTCGGGGGTAGGTTGAGTAAAAGAATTGTGCATGATTGCCTCCTGTGGTTTCGATGGAGACAATCATGTTTCAGGACGGGAGATTTGGAAAGTGATGCACTTTTGGAGATGCGCTTAGTAAGCGCTTAGTTTTTGGGTTTCTTAAGCCACTTTCTGACATCACTTGTAGTGAATGCGACCGGGAACTGAAAATCGTCCGAGGCCGCCAATTTGTTGAGTTCATCTGCAATTATAGCGGTTTTACTTTTGGAGCCACTTCCATATTTTTGACTGAACATAGTCATAAACAAATATAGACCTTTTATTTTTTCGCCCTTAATTCTTTGCCTTCTATCTGTAAATGCAGCTGGTTTTTCAAACCATTCAAGAAGTGTACTTTCTGATATATTTGCTTTCCACATTTCATCATAATCAACTTTAAATTTACTGACAACAGGAACGCCATTGTTCCTCACGACAGTTTCATGCATAAGCAAACAAACAGCAAAATTCTCTTTTTTAGTTTCAAAAACAGCCTCTTTTGATTTTTTCTCAACTGTTACGCCATTAAATTTATCATCAGGGTTGAATGAAGGAAAGACGGACTTTAGCACATTAACATCGATATAGAGATCATCATTATTGATGCCGTTATCACCGTCAAAAATCAAATAGTCCTCATCGTAAACACTATAGACATATACCGCACCAGATGAATCAGCCTTAAGACTAAATGACTCTTTATCAGTGATGAATATAATTATCATTATTAAAGGCTGCTAGTTTAGTCGGGACAACAACCCAATATCCCAATGCAGTCCCTGCGTATTCATAGTTGAAATACTCACCTTGAATTGATCTTGATATTTTAAAACCTTTAGTTATCTTCAAGTGCGATTTTAGCGGCAGGTCAGGGATGAATTTTAAAATTGAATGTGCCTTACTGTCTTCTGACAGGTGAAATTCATCCCCATTACTAATAAGCTGCTCTCCGCCTATATGTAGCGAAGGCGAAATACAGCGTGACAATCTATATTTTTTGCCATTTCCGCCAAAATACAAAAAAAGTTGTATACGTTTAGAAAACCATGCATCCAGTATTTTCTGAACGATATGCTGATCAGTTATTTTTGACAACGAAAAAAAATTAGAATTCATCCCTCTCTCCCATCAGGCAGACACTTATCATTTGTCGATAATAACAAATTAAGTGTCGCCTGACACAGCAATCGCCCCTAAAAAGTGATCCATCTTATATTTCACTACTCGGGAGTATAACTTACTATGTTCTTTTGAAGAGACTTACCACGTTGTTTTCCTGGTGTCGCTGATAGTTATTAACCCGTTCCTCCCAAATTTCAAGCGCCCTGCGCTTTTCAGTCAGGTAATCATAGCGATCATAGTGTTTCGAGCTGACATCATTCAAAGCGTGATTCTGGATACGATCTCGGATCTCTTTACTGATCCCGGCCTCCCCCATCAGCGTTTTACAGGTACGACGCAAATCTCGCGCCGTGAAAACTTTAAACTCAGGATTAAAAGCCCGGAAATACATGATGGAACGCGCCAGACTATCGGTACGCACCGGTCGTTCGCCGTTGGTCGAGAGCGGGAAGATATAGGGGCTGTTACTTTCCTTAGTCAGTTCTTTCACTGAGGCTAATTCACTTAATGCCGATTCAGTCAGCGGGATCAGGTGCTCCCGTTTGTTTTTCGATACATCGGCAATTACCAGGAGCGTCTTTTGCTGCCAGTCAATCGCGCTCCACTGGCTGGCAATCATTTCAAACGGACGCTGCCCGCCAGCATAAACACAGAAGCGGATTAGGTGCTGCATCAGTGGCCCAACGTTAGTTGCCTGAGCGAACTGCTCCATGACAAAACGTAGCTCTTCCAGCGTTAACCATGTATCACCCACTTTTTCCGCCGAAGACTGTTTCGGTATGGCCGATACCGGATTTACTTCAAGACCGAACGTAATACCCACACTGGTATTCATCGGATCGTTATCGGCTTTTAAGCCGTAGTTAAATGCTGCCATCAGATACGAGCGAATCCGGTTAGCATGCACCACCGCATCACGCTGGATAATGCCTGAGAGGATGGTTTTGATCTGCAGAGGTGTTACATCTTTCGCTTTGGTTTCTCGAGGGATAACCGTGTAGCACTCTTTTTCAAGACGCTTCAGGACATCAGCCCAGGTCCGCTTATTGTCGAGCTTCATCTTGTTAACGTAGCCATGCACCAGCTCATCAAACGATCCTTGAGAGCGATGGATCTGCATAAGGTGCTCTTCGGCCAAGCGTTGTTGCTCAAGCTCTTGTTGGGGCTCTTTTCCTTCAACAAGCCAGGCTCCATACTTTTTCGCCAACTCATTGGCCGTCACCAGCTTCATCTCAGGCCAGATGCCCAACTGGATGAACTTCTCTTTCTTCCCTTTCTCAACGTAATAACGGAAATAAAAAACTTTGCTGCCTGAAGGCTGAACCTTAACGCCAAGCCTGCCGGTGCCACGTTGAGCACTGTTGCTCCACACGTAGTACGACGTGCTTTTTGTCTTCAATCCACGTATAGCAGTCTCGGTAAGATTAGCGGCCATGAGGTTACCTTTCTAAGGATAAGCGTTACCTGACCCGATGCCCATTTTGGGTCAGGTAATGGGTCAGGTAACGATAGTACAATGAGGAGACGAGACAACCAATCAGAAACAAAAACAACATCATAACTGATTGATTATAGACAATTAAAAATACAATAAGCGTCAATAGCGAACGATTAGAAGCATGCCGATTTTATGACTCATAATCGCTTGGTCGCTGGTTCAAGTCCAGCAGGGGCCACCAAATTTTAGCTTTAGAATCATATAATTAAGCCACTCTAGCGAGTGGCTTTTTTGTTTATGGTTTCATCGTTGGCAGCAAAATGGCAGCAGAAAATAAGCTGCCACCAATAAAATACCCGCCGAAGCGGGTTAGTTTGTCAAAAATTCATGTGTCCCTGACCACCGTTTAAAGGGTGCGGAGGCACATGATCGACCTGTCCGGGTGTTACGATAAAGCGCACTACGGTTTCATGAGTAACAAAAGTGGTTCCACAGTTAATGTTTTGGCACTGGCAATAACGCTCTTTCGTATTATCTGATACACGAAAGCTACTGCGAGTATGTGCCGCGTGTCCGCATTTCGGACAATTCATCATATCCGTTTCTCCCCAAGTCATTACCCGCAATCCCATAATGATACACGAACATCCATTTTGTGAACATTATCATTCCATTTCTAAATCATCTATCTTTACCTCAAGCTCCAGAGTCGTAGTGAAACCATTATCTGCACTGACACTATGCGTCAGCGTGGTAATGGTCCATTCGGCATCATCAATGGGCTGTTTAAAGCCGCTCACCTTCACCGGCATTTCGGTATATAGATCAGCCCTTCCCTCTGCGAGCTGCAGGGAGAATGTTGCAACCCCGCGCTGCAGGCGCTCCCACTGCATCTTTGCCGCTCGCTCTGCATTGCTGCGGTTTGCATAAGTTCTGTTGAGTACCAGCACGTTTTCATCCGTTCCAACGAGGTAATCCCCCTGTTTTGCTTCCGGCTCCTTTGCCGCAGTGGTTTTCTTTCGACGGCGCTTAACCTTTGCCGTCTCTTTTTTCTTTGGCTCACGGGTATGGAGCCAGCTGGCGATTACCCCCGTATAGGCATCGCGATCAGCCAGGGTAAAACGATGACCATCACCGGCCTGGCGGGTTATGGTGATAACCGGCAGCGGCTTACCGCTTGCCGTTCTGCCCTGCCCCTGACGGATAAACAAGAGATTGCCGTCCTTAACGGAGGCTATCGCCCCATACTGCCGCGCCAGCTTCATCAAAAAGCTGGCGTCGCTTTCATTAGTCTGGTCAAGATGATCGACAGGCTTGTCCAACAGGTCCTTTCCCAGCGCCATCTTTAATTTATGCCTGCCCGCGATTTCCTTCACGACTTCGCCCACCGTTGTCTGGTGCCAGGACTTTTCACGCCGCGTATTAAGGGATTCACGGAAATCTGCACTACGCGCGCGAATTGTGAGACGGTCAGGCGCGCCGCTATGCTCAATCTCATCGACAGTAAAGGCCCCTTTCGGAAAAAGCGGCTGACCTTTCCACCCCAGCGCAAACTGAATAATGGCCCCCCGACGCGGCAGAACGATTTGCCCGTCCGAGTCGTCCAGCTCCAGATCAAGCTGGTCCGCTTCAAAACCCCGGTTATCGGTCAGCGTCAGACTCATCAGGCGCGCATCCAGCACGGTAGTCACATCTTTACCTTCAATGATGATACTGAAACCGGGGGTTTTACTGTTCAGGTTCAGGAGTTCAGAGCTGAAATTCACTGCAGTAACCCCCCAACCGTATTTTTCATATTGCCTATCGCAGAGGTGGCGGAGTCCTGCAAATTACTGAGCTGATCGCTGAGGCTGCCAAACATATCAGACAACGATTCATCCACCCGTTTCAGGCTCAGCGAAAATTCGATGCGCCGGGGCATACCGCTCTCAAAAAATTCTGTTTTTGTCTGGCTCAGACTCTCGATCACAAACATGCCGTAAATCGTCCCGCTCCCCTCAATAAGAGGCCAGGCTTTCCCCAGCTCCGCCATCTGCTCCAGCGCCAGCAAAGACAACCTGCCGCCGGTAATCTCCGGCAGCAGGACGCCGGACAGCGTAAGCGAATCGTTATCCGGTCCAAGAAACTGCGTTGTCGGGCGCCGGTTTACCCGGCTGTTAGCTGCGTGCCGCCAGCTGCGCTGATACTGCAGCTCCTGATAGGGTACGGTTCGCAGCATGAATACGTACAACCCCAGCACCATCATCATTATTCGTAACCCCCTCGATCACTGAAATTACTGCGTGTTTTTGCCCTGGCCCTGCGCTCTCGCTCATCAAGCTGCCGGGCCACCTCGCGGGCGATATCCTGTGCGCTTTGCCCTGGCTGGGCGACAATATGAATTGGCGCGCTTATCTCGTACTTAATGACCTGCGGCTGTCTCTCTGCCTTTGCTGACGGTGCCGGTTGCGTCCTGACAGGTACACTGTACGGATGAAGTGGTGCGGCTTCTGCCGGGGCAGCCGCCAGGCCCATTACCCCAGCGACCACGGAAGCGAACACCTTCTGGCGCATAGCCATCGGGTCAGCCCTGTTATCCGTGATTTCCGCAAGGGCCGGTGCTGGCATGACAGCCGCAGCGATATCAGCCAGCTCCGCAGCACGATCCCGACCAGGACGATTTACCGGGGCGTTAACAATCTCAGGAGGCAGTATTAACCTGCTTTCAGGCCGTTGCTCCGGGCTGGCTGTTACATCACGAACGGGGCTTACTGTTGCCGCCAGTTTCACCAGTTCAGTAGTGCGATTGCTTACCGGAAGATTTGCCGGACCGTTCACACTATCAGGCGGCAGAACTATCCCGCGTTCAGGACGTTGTTTAGCGCTGGCCGGTTCCGGCCGGGAAGGATTGAGCGTTGCCGCCATCCTCGCCAGATCAGCAGTCCGTTTCCTGCCGGTGACATTGGCGGGCCCGTTAACAATCTCAGGGCCATTCTCACCCACGATGCCGAACTGGCCGCGCGGAATGGTACCGCCGCTGTCGTACATGCCAGCAAAACCCATCGGCGGGAATCCGCCAGGCGGCAGCACCACTTTACCGTCTGTGTTTACCGTGGCTGGCTGCTGCCGCGTGACCTGCTCAGGAAGCTTCGCTTTGGCCGCCTCCTTGCTGACGATGCCGAGTTTTTCAAGCAGCCAGGACACGCCCGATTTAAGCGAATCCAGCGGGTGCATGACCATGTTCAGCCCTGCCGCCAGCGCTTCCCCAAACTGCCGTCCCATCGACGCCGCGCTTTGCAGTTCTGCAGAGGTGGATTTAACCGGCGTCAGCAGATCAGTAAACCAGCCCCACAATGCCTGGACCTTGTCACCTATCCACTGGAAAACAGGCTGCAGTGGCTCAAACGCCGCACTGACAGGTGCAGCTGCAGCTTTGAATCCTTCAACCACTCCGCCTAAAAATGCGCTTATCGGCTGCCAGTATTTCCAGACAACCAGCGCCACGCCAGCCAGCGCCGCCACAACGAGCCCTATCGGACTAAGCAGGGCGCCCAGCAATCCAGAAATCCCGTACAGCGCAACGCGAAGGAGGGCCAGCGGGCCGGACGCCAGAAAACGCAGCACGCCACCGGCTGCGGATAATCCCCCGCGCAACGCGGCCAGCGGATTCATTACCATGGCGATAATGTTGCGAATACCAGACATTCCGCCGCGAAGGACAGCAAGCGGCGCACCGGCCAGCGCTTTCAGCGCATTGCCAGCCAGCCCGGCAGAACGGCGCAGGGAGTTAAGGGGAGACGCCAGCAATCCGGCGCTGCTGCCGGATGCAGCCAGGCCACGGCGCAACAGGGAAAGCGGCGCATTTGCCAGCCAGGACAGCGCGCCGCCGGTGCGGGTCACTGCAGACATAACGGAGGGGAGTGTTTTTACACCCAGCACGGACAGGCCAAAACGGATCACCGCCAGCGGCCCCAGCACGGCAGCCACGGCCACCGCCAGCGTGCCGAGCACAACGGTGATCGCAGCTGTGGCTGCAGCCACTTTCATCAGCGTGCCCGCCAGCTGCGGGTTAGCCTCAACCCATCGACGCAGTGCCCCGGTAACGTTTTTGACGTACCCCATGATATCCATCAGCGGCTGGCGCAGGGTTTCACCCAGGCTACTGAAAGCGTTCTGCGCGCCAGTTTTCACAAGCAACCACTGCGCGGAAAGTGAATCCTTATTGATATCGGATTCTTTCTGCATGGAGCCGTTAGCCTCATTGCCTGATGTGAGTTTCAGCTGTCGCTGCAGCTCCGGCAGGTTATTTGCAAGCTTCGCCGCATCATCGCCAAACTCCTTGCCAAATATCATCGTCATGGCGGACAGGCGCTTGTCCTGCGGCAGTTTGTTGACCTTCTCCAGCACGCGCTGAATGGTCCCCATTGCGTCCTTTGTCATCTGCTTTTCAATCTCTTCTGGATTGAGTTTCAGCAGATCCATACCTTCCATGAACCGCTTGCTCTGCATGGTTGCAATCGACAGTTCGCGCACCATCGCATTTGATGCGCTGGCGGCAATTTCAGGCGCGGCGCCCAGAGACAGGAAGGTGGAACCCAGCGCGGCCGCCTTGCGGAAATCAAGCCGGTCAGCCACGCCGCCCATGCGCTGCAGCACATTGATGATATCGCCGCCCTTAGACATGGCGTTATCGTCCAGGTAGTTCAGGGCATCGCCAAGCTGTTCAATATTGCGGGTCGGCACTTTATAGAGCTGCGCGATTTTCCCCAGCCCCTCCGCCAGTTCATCAGCGGGCAGCTCGAATGCCGTTGCGGCCTTTGCAGCAGTGGATGCAAAGGCCAGCAGGTCACGCTTCTGGTCTTCGTAAGAATCGTTCTGGTTTATCACGCCCATGCGGGCGCCACCTTCAACCAGCGCGGCATAGTCGATGGCGCCATTCTCCATCGGCAGCTGTTCACTGGCGGCCTTGATGGCATCCTGCATGTCATAAAACTGTTTTGTGCGGTTGCCGTTGTCGTCCCGCAGCCCGTTAACCTGCTTTGCCACGCCTTTCATCGCATCTTCCATGCTGGCATAGCTTTTAACGGCAGCCATCACCGGCGCGCCCATCGCCAGCCCGGCGGCAGTAGTCGTTGCTCCGGCGCCCGCAATACGATCCCGCACCTCAAGGCGCCGCGAATACTGATCGCGGACGGCGTTCATACGGGCCTGCTGCTCGCCCAGGCGTTTAAGGGATTTCTGCTGTCGGTCCAGCGCCTGCCGGGTTTCGTCGGCATTCTGCCGCAGCTCCCGCTGCGCACTGCTCAGCTTTTTGGTGTCCAGCCCGGCCTCATTGAGCGCAAGACGCTGACGCTGCACCGACTGACGCAAGCCGTTGTATTTGCTCTGCAGCTCGTTAACGCGGTTTTTTGCCTGCTCCAGCAGACGCGCCTGCGCCGCCGTCGGCCGGTTAGTTGCCGAGAACTGCGTGGCAAGCTTCGCCGCTTCTTCGCGTGCGGCTTTAAGACTGTTGCCGGTGACGGCCAGCTGCGCGCTTGCCTTGCGGAAACCGTCAATACGGCCCGCCTGGGCGTCCAGTTCTTTTAATCTTGCGCGGCTTTGCTGAATGGCGGTAGCCAGCTCTTTGGAGCTGGCCTGCGCTGATCGGAATGGGCGGGTGAGCTTATCAACCGCATTTAGAATTACCTGCAAACGCAGGTTAGTGTCACTCATCGCTGGCCCCGCTTCTCTGAATCGCTTTATGCCGCCACTCCAGCACTTCGGTCAGCGGCATAACGTCAGTGACGGACGGCGGCCAGTGAAAAATGGTGGCGATATCAGCCACCAGGTCTTCTACCGTCAGGCTGTCGGCAAACCGGCAAGCACCGATTTCTTCAACAAAAAAGTGACCACCTCAACCGACAGCGCGGTGAGATCGGCTGGGTCCATTTCAGCCATTTCCTGAGCGGTCAGCGCGGGCGTGGAGATGCGGGGGATAATCGTCATCATCGCGCCGACGTCCATATCCATGATCGCCTGCAGACGGGTGCCACGCAGCGCGCCGGACTGCGGCTTGCGCAGCACAATTTCGGCAATTTCGGTTTTACCGCGTTTGATTGGGGTGTCCAGCTGTACGGTTTTTTCAGTCTGTTGTTCACTCATTGTCATTTCCTGTTAATAAGGTACTGGCGCGGCTGCCCGCGCCTTTAAAGTAGATCAGAGGCCCAGGGCGTTGCGGTGTTCTTCCATCAGGTCCACGCCATCAACGATTTCAATCATGTTGATCACATCAACCTCATAGAGCACCTCGCCGTTAATGGTCAGCTTCGCGTAGCTGTTGGTGCTGCTGACTTTTGTGGTGTTGCTTTCCCCGGTTTTCCATTCGCCGGAATCGACTTCTTTATGTCGCCCGCGCACAACCAGCTCAACGGCCTGCACTTCGCCGGTATCGTCACGCTGAATGGAGCCGGTGAAACGCAGCTGGATGCCATCAACGGTGGCTTTACCCATCTGTTTGAATAACAGCAGTTCGGTGCCACCGATTGAAAATTCCGTGTCCAGCGCGCCATCATCCAGCCCCAGATCAACATCAGCCGAACCTGGCATACCGCCGCCGCGATACTTTTCAAACTTGCGGCCGAATTTAGGCAGGGTCAGGGACTCAACGATCCCCTGATAGTTATTCCCGTCGTTAAACAGGTTCAGGTGTTTTAACTTGCGTGGTAAAGCCATATTGTCCCCTTACGCGCTGACCTGGCTGGAGAAATCCAGCAGATACTGATCGGTGATGCGCTGGCGCAGCATCAGGTTTTCCAGAGGCGGTACCGGCGTATAGTCGTAATCGATAGTGAGCTTCCCGGCTTTCAGGGAATCTTTATCGTTTACGGACTCATCCAGCCAGCAGTCGGCGCCGATGATGTAGCCCTGCGTTTTCAGGTTGCGCAGTTTGGCGCGAATACCTTCGATAATGTCGCGGGCCAGCGACGGGTTAAGCACGCCATCAACCGCCCACATGTGCGCTTCGGCGATAGTGTCAGCCAGTACCTGCGCGGTGCGGGTGTAGTTTTCAAAGGCAAACAGAGGATCGTCACTGAGGCAGCGGGAACCCCAGAAGCGGAAACCGTCTTTGCGGATCAGCGTGGTGACATCGTTCTGGTTCAGCAACCCCGCATCGGTTGCCGGGTCCTGCAAATCCCAGAACACATCCGCAGAAATGCCGGTGACGCCGTTCACGCCCACGTTGGACAGGGATTTGTGCCAGCCGGTCTGCTCGTCAATTTTGGCACGCAGACCAAGCGCACGGGCTGAGGCGTAAGCCGTTGCGTCACCATTCAGCACGGTGTCAAAACTGATGAAATCAGGCCAGATCAGCATCCCCTCGCGTTGGCTGAAATTAGCGCGGTAGGCAATGGCTTCCTCTACCGTTTTGCAGCCATAGGCGGACAGATAAGCAAACCCGCGCAGACTCTGCGCCACGCTCAGCAGTTCAGTGGCAACCGCCTGCGTGTCGTGCCCCGGCACGCCCAGAATGCGCGGCTTAACGCCGAGCTGGGACTGCGCAGATAACAGCGCTTTCATGCCCGTTTTTTTACCGTCAGTTGTCACACCGCCGATAATGTTGGAGGTTGTCTCCGCTTCGGTTTCACCCTGTGCAACGCGCACAACGACGGTCACGGGTTTAGCCTGGTCGGCAATTGCATCCAGCGAGCGGGCCAGCGTGCCGGACTCGCCTGCTTTACCGCTGGCGGTCAGCACATCGGTAAGCAGGACCGGTTTATTAAGGGGGAACACGGACGCATCTGCATCATCGCCGGTACAGACCATACCGACAATTGCCGTGCTTACTGTTGAAATGGGGCGGGTGCCATCGTTGACCTCAACGACGCGCACACCGTGGTGATAATCCTGAGCCATACGGCGAACCCTCCGGTGTTTAGGTTTCGCCCTATGGTGAATTGAATGGGCCGCGCAGACAGCTACGCGGCATTGTTCCCTTAATCACACAATACGCCCGCGCGGATATCTGCGTTTTCTTTTTCCAGGCGTTCACATGAGATATCAAAATACTGCTGGCTCATCTCAATCCCGGTAAATTTATATCCCTTCCTCAGCGCTGCAACGCCAGTTGATGCACTCCCCATAAATGGATCAAGAATATGGCCGCCAGGGGGAACGGGGGCAATCAGGCTTTCCATAAGCTCAATCGGTTTGCCGGTCATATGGAGTTTTTGAGACGGAATAACCCGGCGAGTCACCATACCCGGCCAAGGTCCACCATGCAGACTTTTAGGCAATGGTCCGTTACTTCCCCAGACAACGTATTCGCACTGATGGCGAAAATAACCGGTATGAGGCGCACGAGTTGAAAGCGTTTTATCCCACGGAATCAGCCCCCGCCATACAAAACCGCCAGCCTGAAAAACGTCAGTAAGCGTTGGAAGCTGCCGCCAGTCCGTGAAAACCATGGCATACCCGCCTGACTTAACCAGGCGGTTAACCTGACTCATCCACTGCGTCATCCAGAACGCCCAGGAGCGCACATCTCTGTTATCGCCGTAAAACTCATGGTAGTTGTTATTGCCTACATACTTCCCTGAGGGTTTGGCCTGCCGATCACTGCGCGTCATACCACCGCTGGAATAAGGCGGATCAGTAATTACTGCATCAAATTCGCCAGTGAGTTCGCGCAAAATTTCCAGGCTGTCACCACAGTAAATAGTTGCCGCCCCAATAACCGCTTTTTGCATAGCTTTGCCTCTCTTATGTGCCTGATTTCAGGTTACATAAATGAGAAAGCATGTTCATTTATACAGGAGTGTCTGACCGCTCAAACAATGGCGCCACGGCAGACGCGGGAAATTTTCGGTACAGCGTGGAGATACCCACATCAAAAATTAGCGCAACGCGCTTCCTGCTTTCCCCTGCCTCAAGGAGTCGCCCGGCCTGCGCCCATTGCTGCTCTGTCAGTTTTGGCCGCCTGCCACCGATACGCCCTTGCTGTCTGGCAGCTGCCAACCCGGCGCGGGTACGCTCAACGATTAGCTCACGTTCCATTTCGGCCAGGGCGCCCATAACGTGGAAAAAGAAACGCCCCATCGCGGTTGATGTATCAATGCTATCCGTCAGACTGCGAAAGTTTACGCCCCGACTGCGAAGGTCTTCGATCAGGGTAACAAGATGCCGCATGCTCCTGCCGAGCCTGTCCAGCTTCCAGACAACCAGCGTGTCACCTTCTGACAGAGTGCGCAGCACCTTCTTTAGCCCTGGCCGATCTGCGGTTTTACCGCTTATTTTATCCTCAAAAATCAGCTCACATCCTGCGCACTCAAGTGCATTTCGCTGTAAAGCGGTGTTCTGGTCATTTGTTGACACCCTCACGTAACCTATTTGCATGATTTTTCGCCCATAAAAAGCGAGAAATAATGCCACCTTTTTATCGAGCACGGTCATTTTTGACGGTCCTGCAGGTCAATGGCCAGCACAGTCAAAAGTGAACGCGTTTAACCAGAAACCTCGGTTTAAAAGAAGCGGCAAAACGGGACATTGGCACGGGCGCGAACCAGATACCAGATATGAGCTATCAGGGTTATGGCTCCAACTGGGTCAAGACTGTAGGCGGACTAATTATTCAAAAAGGATCGCTGGGATTTGGCATTGGTTCAAATCTATCAAGCGCTACATTTCCGGTTGCGTTTGCCTCTGGGGCCGTAGTCAATCTTACATGGTCTGACGTCACGCCAGGTGGTGCGACTCCGGAGACGGCAAGGTCTTATGGAATCGTCGTAGGAACTCAAACCAGAACAGGGTTTCAGGCATGGATGAGTGGTAACGGTGGGTTCAACCTCTCATATATAGCGGTGGGGTATTGATAATGAAATACAGATATTCTGAAGAGACAAATTCCTTTTATCCCTGGGCATTAATTGATGATTATAAGCGAGCTAATATATGGCCTGAAAATGGCTCTGATGTAGACGAAGATATTTTCACGATATATAGCGGTACACCGCCAGAAGGCAAGACTCGCGCCCCAGATGTTAATGGCAAACCATGCTGGATAGATGCACCGCCACCATCTCAAGAAGAACAAATTTTCGCTACGGAGTTTCGGAAAGCGGCGTTATTGACGGAGGCAGCGGCGATTATCGCGCCGCTTCAGGATGCTGTTGATTTAGGCATGGCAACAGATAAAGAAACTACTGCACTGACTGAATGGAAAAAATACCGGGTCTTGCTGATGCGTGTTGATACAACAAAACCCGTATGGCCTACACCCCCGGCTTCGGTGGAAGAGTAATGTTAGGCGCGTTACTGGTATCGACTTTAGTCAGTTTGTAACGGTACCGCTGCCACTCAGCAAGGCGCGGTATATCAGCGTCGTCAATATAGCCGCCAGCCTGAGCATCTGCCAGTGGGGCGATCGTTGCTGTCGCCTCCGCCAATAACGCGGTTTTCATCTGTTCCGCTTCTGTCACTGCTGCCTCGTGCAGTGCCTTTGTGTCGGCCACCCACTCGCTGCCGTTCCACTTATCATACTGAGTGGCAGGAGCCAGCGTTGTGGTACCAACCGGATAATCACCCGGTGCCATGATGGTAACCGCTTCGCCTGTTTCAGTGCTGTAAACAATCTCACCACGACGATCAGCTATATATTCCCACGCACTTAGATCTGCTGTCCGGCAAATGGCAAAATTCTCTTTACTTTTGCCGGGCATATCGGTGCAGGAATTAGCGGGCAAACCAACACCTACCGCCAGATATTCTACTGACGAGGAAAGATATTCGCGCGTCTCACCATCATAGTTAAACACGGTAATATTCCCGGCCACCGTGGCAATGAGTTCGCTGTTTAATTCTGCCTTCGCCATTATGCAGCCCTCACGATGAAGTTAAACGAAACGTTACGAGGACGCGCCTCTGTTCCGCTCATTGGCATTGTGGACGCACTCACTACGCCACCCTCAGTAATTACAGAGTTTGGTAACGGGTAGTTATCAAAATCAATTACAGGTGTGGCAGGAGTAATTTGTTTTAAAATTGTCGTACCTGCAAAATCGCTTAATGACGAATCATTCAGTCGTGAAGTCCAGAAGCCATAAAGGTGAGTGTGTGGCCCAACAGCATAACCCTGAGCCGAAAGAATATTTCTACCTGAATCTACTCCGCGCCCATCATCCCAGCCTCTCAAAAACTCACCGCGCAAATCTGGTAATACGCCAGAAGGGTAAGCCGTCGCCAGCTTCGGATATTTGACCTTATCGAACGTTGCACCATTGCATTTAAGCCAACCACCTGGCGGCGTTGCCTGCGGCCACGGAAGCGGAAAACCTGCGGGGAAATATTTATCAAAATCCGACTCAAGCAAATATTGCGCATGAGGATCAGCCGCAGCCACATGCGCCGCCAGTTGCTGATCTACATAGGCTTTCACCTGGATTATCTGATCATCAACATACTGGCGCGTTGCCAGCACTACCGAAGGATTAATTTTCAGCGTCACGGCGGCGGTGCTGCTGACGATCAGGATCATGCGGACAATCTGAACGCGCCCGCTCCCCTCCTGCAACTGCGGCTTATAGGTTTCCGCACAGTTGGCTACGGCAATCATATCGCCGTCTTTATCGAATAAACCGATTTCACGGATCCACCACCCGCCCACGTCTTCGGGGATCACCTGTTCGGCAATAATCTGGTTGGCGTTATTCGGATCAATACTCAGGGTATTGAGTGGCGCGCGACGCAGCTCATGAACCAGCGCCGTTTGTGCCGGGTTCGGCGTCGGCAATGCGCCGTTGCCATCGCCTACAGCCATCTGGGTGATCTCAACCTGCGCACCCAATGCCGTGGCACTTGCCAGTTTCGCCGCGCCCACATTGGTTAGCACGGCATAATATTTAGTCGCCACTTGCGATCTCCACGGTGTCAATTAAATGGATTGCCGCCCCGGTGTAATCATCACCGCCCACGGCTATGGTTTCAGGGAAATACGGGTACACGGTCAACGTATCGCCGGAATAACTGCCCGCGCCGATATACAAATCGCCGGTTGTTTGCAGGTGAAGAGACATTCCCAGCATATGACGGCTGCACGGCTTCACATCGGCGATCAGGCGTTCAAGCTCCTGATAGGTTTCTTCACTAATGCCCTGGTCTTCCACGCCAATATCCAGCGTGAAGGTGCCCGGTGCGGTGTCGATGTTCCACCACTCGTTAACCCGGATGAAAAAGCCGAACGGCTCCACAACCCGGCGCATGGCGCCCGTTGTACCCTTGTACTTATGCAGGTAGAACGCATCGGCCACCGCCTTTCGTTTTGTGCTTATCGGCCAGGCCTCGTCCCAGCGATCAACGGAGAAGGCCCACGCCAGATAGGGCAACAGATCAGCCCGACACGTCCACGGGTTCCACAACTGGCGCAGCGGCACGGGCACTTCACCCAACGACGCACAGACGCGCGCGGCGACTCGCTCCATTCGGCTGGCGCTGGGTGGTAACAGGTCATTACTCATCGTAGCCACCCACCGTTATGGTGTATTCGGTGCAGTGCGATGCCTGGTAGTCACTCAGCACGATATCCGCAACAGGCTGCGCCAGTTCTACGCGCTGGACGCCTTCGACGTGCAGAGCGGCGTAGATAGCTGAAAGACGGATATCTCGCCCTAAGCGATTCTGCGCGGCAATATACGCCTGTAATTGTTGCTCCGATGCCTGCCGGACGGGTTCAGCTTCCGGCCCCGGATAGATGTAAAGCGTTGCATCGATCTGATACGGCACGATCTCCGCAGACTGCACCGTTACCCTGTCGGCCACCGGGCGCACCTCTTCATCGTTCAGGGCAGCAGCTACCACGGAAAGCAGATCATCGCTGGCCGTTCCGTCACCCTCACGCGACAGCACAGAAATGGTGACGCAGGCAGGCGTAGGACTGACCGCCGAAATATCAGCTACGCGCCCGTCTGCTGAACGCCCCCAAAATTCATACGCCGCCGTTGGCCCGGCCACACTCAGACCTTCAAAAGCCTGCTGGGTACGCGTGCGTAAATCCGGGTCTGACTCCATCACGGCTTCAATTGGCGGGGTAACGCTGTCGTCTTCTTCCTGAATGGTCAGACGTTCAACGTTGAAATTTACCGCCAGATTATCCAGATCGCTATCCGTGGAATAAGCCAGCATCACCGCGCGGGCCGCTTCATTCACCCGCTGGCGCAACAGCAATTCGCGATAGCAATTCTCTTCCAGCAGCATGGTGATCGGCTCCGATTCAAGCTCAAGCGTGCGGGCGATCTCTTCCTGTTCGTCTTCCGGGTACATCGCAATAAATGCGGCCTTGCGCTGCGCGAAAAGCGTTTCGAAGTCCAGCGGTTCAACCACCACGGGCGGCGGTAGCTGCGATAAATCGATCGTGCCGCTCATGCCTGGCCCCTCAATGTGATATCGGCGTTAAATGGCGTCTGATTGTCGGTGCGATTGGCCTGGATAGTGGCAACCAGCCGACCGGCGCCCGGCGCGCTCAGGGTGATACTGGTCAGAGAGATCCGCGGTTCCCATAAATACAGGGCGCTGTAGATGGCAGACATAACGCGCAGCTTTGTTATGGCGTTATCGACCGGCTGATCTATCAGGTTGAAAAGCTGCGAACCGTAAGCGCGGCGCATTACACGGGAACCGATCGGCGTTAACAGAATATCGCCGATAGACTGCGCTATATGCTCGTTGTCGGTGATGGCATGGCCTGAACCGGCATTCATGCCGCTGTAACGAACTGTACTCATACCGGGCCACCTGTATTACTGCCACCGGACTGGACGCCGCTATGTTTGTGCGAATGGACAACGACACCATTAGACGAAAGCGATCCGCCTGAATGGGTAATGTTGCCCTTCATTTCCCCACCGTTTTGCACTTCCAGCGTGGCGGTGATCAGCTTGTTGGTGCAGACCACTTCCGGCGTGTCCAGGGTAACGCGCGTATCTGCCTTGACCGTTACCACCGGCACGGTGGCGGTAATGGATTCCGACGCGGTGACGCTTGCCGTTTTTACCCCGCTGACAACCAGCGCGCTGGCCTCCGGGTCATATGAAATACGGGCGCCATCCGGGTGCAGGATCACGCAGGTGGTAGCGCCAGCATCGGGCGGCGGTGCGTCTTCGCTGTAAAGGCTTCCGGCAATAAATGCCGTTTCCATCTCACCGCAGGGGCACAAAATATAAACCTGTTCGCCCACTGTCGGTGCCCACCACGTCACGGCTTCACCGGCGCGCGGCACTGCCCAGCGAATCCAGTCGGTTTTGTTCTCGCCGGTTTCGACGCGTGCAAGATACTTTTCCGTATCCACTTCCAGCACGGTGCCAATGCGGGCGAGATTGCAGATAAGGCGATAGAGTTCGTTTAAATTCATAGTGCTGACTGTTTCCCGTGGTGCCGGTTACGCTGTCCGGCGTCGCTTCCACCCGGTAGCAGGCTTTACGACCGTTTCGGCTTTTGGGTTATGCAGTCAGTATCAGGAGTCGCGCGCGCGCAAACAACGCGGCGCCATTGTGGCGGGTTGGTGACAATCAAATCTCTTGCATGAAGGCAACAACAGTATCGGCCAGCCAGTCTAAATCCCCCTCGGTCATGCCCAGGAGTTCACGCACCGGGTAGCGCGCACGGGCACCCGGCACCACGTTATCGACTTCACCGTACTGGTGAACGCTGGCAATTTCGGCGGTATGCCCCTGAAAGCCAACCACGGCCATGCCGCCCGTACCGTAAGCCTTAAGAAAGCGTGCGGTGCGCAGCTTACGGAACATCGGATCCTTTCTGGTGTGGTTCTGCTTTGACTGGTTGAGATTGATTTCAATATAGCGCTGGATATCGCGCTTATAGAACGTGCGCAGGGCACCGCGATCAACGTCATAGCCGGTGATTGCGCGGTGCTCACCCCTGCCCGTGGTTCGCCAGTTGCGTAACTCCCTGGCCCCATCATTCCATATGAACTTTATCCCGCCCTGAGTGCGCAGGATTTTGCGGCGGCGGGCCTGATAGCTTTCGCCGCTGGGGTTCTTCTGGCTGGCGATACGCTTTTGCTGACGCTTACGCAGCCCAATCGCAACGTCACGCGTCAGCTTGCGACGGTGCCCCGGCGAAAGCTGCGCGGCCACACTGGCTAGCCAGTTGTCTAACTGCTGGAAGAGGGGATCGGTTTGTTGTCCTGCCATGTTTCGCCGCTGACCTCATCAACAAATACCAGTGACCACGCGCCAATTTCTGGCCCCGGTGCAGGGTCAGCACGGTGACGGGTGACGATCTCGCCATCTTCACGGGCGACGATCACCGCTTCATCAGCCTGAATCTGGATCAGCACGTCCATCGTGCTGTTACTCAGGATATCGGCTTCGAATGTTATGCCGTTCTGCTGCCTGTCCGGGTTAAATAACAGATCAGGCTGATATAAGCGCGCCCATGCCAGTACCGGCACGCTGATAGTATCCAGAGATTCAGGGTAATCCATCACCAGCACTTCCAGCGTATAGCGATACTCAAACGCAGCAGCACGCTGGCCGGTGCTGACCATACGGCCTTTACGCAGGTAAACCGCCAGATTATCGGGATTCTCGCGCAGCCAGGGCACATGCTGGCTTATCATCTGGCGCAGTAAATCGGGTTTAAGCATTACTTATTCCCCCCGGAATTAACCGCACCATACGCAGCCTCACAGGCTAATCCTCTGGCTCTTGCTTCATCAGCTTCTCTTGCCAGTTCCCCCGCTCGCTCGTCAGCCCGCTTAAACAGGTCGGCAAGCAATGCGGCACCGCTGGCTTTTGCCTCGCTTCTGCCGGAAGCTCCGGCACCGCAGGCGCGTTCACGGTCTGCCAGTTGCCTGGCGAGTTCGTCGGCTTTGGCGTGCAGCCCACGAGAAGCAGCACTGGCACGATCGGCAGCAGCCTGCACGCCAGCAAGCTGCTGGCTGGTTTGTTTTCTGATCGCATCAATTTCACCTTGTCGGCGTTGTTCTTCTGCCCTGGCCTCAGCCTGCCTTTGCGCCAGCGCGGTGGCGTCGCGTGCATCACGTTGCGCCCACTTTTCACGCCAGTGCTGATCGGCATCACCGTAACCGGCGCTGTAACGCCAGTGGCTAAAACCCCATACAGAAGCAGCGGCCAGCACAAAACAAACGATCACTTTCCAGCGTGACAACAGCCCCATTTCAAAACCTCTCGCCAGCTCGCACCGTCAATACCGGACGTGCTGGAGCACTGTCAAAAATGACCGCGCTCGATACGCACGGCCAGCACAGTTAAAAATGATCAGGCCAGAAATAACGTGCGCTCGGCTTCCCGGCGCTTAACCAGCCCCGGCAACACCTTGCCGCCTGCTTTATTCCATTTCGGAAACTCAGCCGCAGCCCCGGCGAAATCGCCAGCATTCAACTTTTTCAGCAGTGTGGAACCTTCCAACGCCTTTACGCCCAGGTTGTAAGCAAAATCAACCAGCGCATCGAACTGATTTTGATTGATAGTGACTTTAACCAGCCCCGTAACGCCTTTTTCATACTGCACCAGACCGCTACGCAACAGGCTATCGGCAGTTTCCTGCGTGATGGTCATGCCCTTGCCAACCGGCACGCCGTTGATGGGTTGAGTCCATCCATAACCGATCGTCCAGACACCTACAGAATCCTGATAAGCGGCCAGCCTGCACCCTTCAAAGCCTTTCAGCATGTTGATGCCGTTATTGCTCATCTCCACCTTTCATCCCTCCGATACGGTTTTCGATAAACCCGGTAACTTTGTTGCGGACTTTATCCGCTCCCATAAATCCGATTGAGGCGCCCACGAACGTTACCGCGTTGGACGGAAGCCCCAGATATTCCAGCGAACCGGCCACTGCAAGCGTGACAATCCCACATACCAGCGATCCGGTGGCGGTTTTAAGCAAAGACTGCCCATCGTAAAGGCTCATTAGCGCCGAAATACTCAGCGCCGCACCAGCCGCAAACAGTGTCGGCAGATAAGTAGCGATCCATTTCATTGTTTGTTCGAGTAATCCCGGTGGTGTGTCGTGCATACCCTCCCCCTTAATCCCATAGCTGCACGGTTTCCCGCTGGGCTGGCGGCTGGATCTCTGGCAGGTAGACAATCTGCCCGGCCTGCAACTCAGTGGCGGCGGAAATGCCCTTATTGGCATCGATCACCGCCTCGGTAACGCCTGCTGTTCTGCCGTAATAGCGCCAGCAAAGCAGGTCGATCGTGTCGTTTTGCTGCGCCTGAACGTTCATTACACCAACTCCGCCAGGCCCCGGCTTTCGTCCTGGATATCACGGATTGACCAGCGCACATCCCGCCACAGCGTATCGATCTGCGTGCTCAATGCCGCCGCGTGGTCTTCGCCTTTACTGGTGGTGTCAATATCGCGGTAGCCTTCAATCAACAGCGCCTTAGTGAGTGAATACACGGCGTTTTTATAGCGCCATACCTTCACGGAAATGCCATTCACCGGACTGGCCGGAATTTCTGCCAATGACTCATAGCCCGCATCAATCTGCACCTGGCGCCACAGGAAAAGCTGATCATTAACATGGGCCACCGCTTCCACCGTTCGCGACATCAGGCGATCGGTTGTCACCTGCCCATCAAGACGCATCGCGCGGCGTAGTTCAGCCAGCGAAATGACCGGCCAGAATGGCAGGCTTTCAACTTTCGCGCCGCCATCATCAGGCACAGGATCGGATGGTGGCCGTACTGGCTCAGTGGCTACCAGACTCATGATCTCTACTCCGTATAAGTCAGGCGGTGGACGGCAGGACGAAGACGCGGCGTTGCCTGTTTTCGCCTGCAGTGCCGCCTGGGTGCGCGGGGGCACGTTCGGTTATGACGCCGCCTTCTGGCGGGCTGTCGTGGTTCTTTTCTTCACTGCCGGCTTGCTTTTAGCGGCGGGCTTTTTGGTTTCCCGCTTCGCTCTTGGCTGGGCTGGCGGCGTTGCCGTCTGGGTTTCGGTGCTGTTTGCTTCTGGCTTGCCGTCTGCGCCGTCACCGTCAGCAGGTTGCCCGGACTTCTTAAGCGCACGTTGCAGAAGCTCAATATCACGGGTTACGCCTGCTTTTTTCGGGTTCAACACTGCCGCCTGGCGCAGGTATTCAACCGCAGCGGTAAGCGATTCAACGTTGTCAGTCAGGCGCAGCGTATACCCCAGCGCCTTAAGCAGCTTTGAACGCACCTCATCCGGCATATCTTCGTTCAGGGTTAAGCCCCGTAATGCTTCCAGCAGGTCAGCGGCGACCGGCGCAACAGCCGGGTTAGCTTTGAATGCAGCCAGGACTGGATCGCAAATTTCTTCCACCAGTACGGTGGCGGTGGTGCGGCGATACTGATCCGGCATCGGCAACTTATGGCGCAATACGTACTGACCAATGTGCAGGGCTTCGGCGATGTTTCCGCAGTCACAACACCAGATCATGACGGTGGTTAACACATCGTCAGACTGGCCGGAATCTGCCGTAAGTACGCCTTCGATCCACGGCTGATAGTCCGGCAGCAGTTCGCGTTTTAAATCCGCTTTAGCCTTCTGGGACTGGACACGGCTCAATCGGGCTTTATCCAGTCGCAGGCGGTGAAGCATGGTTTCGTATGCCGTCATTTCAAGCTGCGACGGCTCACGGCTGGCGTGGCGGCGTTCAGCCATCACGCGGTTAAAATGTTGTTGAGCAGGTGTCAACATGATGCCCCCAAAGCGGCCAGCAGTTAGCTGGCCTGCGCTGATTTATGGTGCCGGTGCTGGTTCTGCGGCGGTAATGCCTTCGATCAGACAGCCGAAGCCGTAATCTTCAACAACATAGGCATCATTTGACGAACTGTAGGTAGAGACGCGGTTATATTCCGGCTCTTCCACGATACGGCGACGGTGCGCACCTTCCTGCCAGTAAATCGACAGGTTTTCCCACGAAGTGATAAACATGCTGCCATCAGGGAAGAAAGGCGCGATGAACGAAGGCAGGTTGCCGATCGTCTTACGCGAGGCAATCAACTGACCGGCCAGCGCTTCGGAGTTCGGGTTATTGGTGCTGACGGCGTTGATGATCGGGAACGAACGGCTAACCGTCAGGTTACGACCAGTGATCACCACCAGATTGGGCGAATCTTTGTACCATTCGTCCATCAGTGAGTTAACCGCATCATAAACCAGCGAGTCGTAGTTACCGTAATCACCTTTAGCGATCACCTGCGGCTGGTAACGGTGATATCTTTCATGACTCGTTGCGGCGCGTTCGCGCGGTACTGTTGCAGCCAGCCGATACCACAATCCTGCAAAAGAGGGTTAGCGTTGCGGTCGGACTTATCCGCATAGCTGGTTCCGTTAAAGCCGATCATGATGCGGTCAAGCGCGATACGCTGAATGATCTGATTGCTCAGACGCTGCTGGAAATCCGGGAATTTAGCCCACGCATCAAGCTGCGCATAAGAGGCGAAAGTATCCGCGTTCACCTTATTACAGGTGTACTTGTTCGAATCCAGCGCCGTGACGGAAACAGGCTGACGGCGATCGGTGGTGGAATTGTTGGTGCTGGAAATCGGGCCGCTCACACCCAGACCGATTTTTTCGCCGGTCTGATCGTTAACGCCGTAGATGTTAATCAGCTTCAACATTTCGGAAGACTGCTGCACCTTGTCTTCAAGCGTCTGCTCAACGCTTGGATCAATGCTGAACGACTTTGTTACGTGGGATTTGTTGATGTGATTCAGTTCAGCCTGTCGCTCAAGATACGCATCAAACAATTCACGGGTAGAATTACGCATAGTTATATTTCCTGTACAGTTCCTTCGTTACTGGCGGCGATCAGCAGTCAGCAAGCTGGGCGTTAGATTTTTCAGTTGCGCCGGTCGCTTCCGGGCGGCGGAATTTGCTGGCGTCCTGGGTAGAAAGCTGCGCTTTCATCTCGTCGAACTCAGAGCGCAACTTCTCCACCGCTTCGGCGGTCTGCTTGTTCTTAAGCTGCCCTGCGCTCAGTTTTTCCATCTTGTCCAGCAATTCACCCTGGCTTTCCGCTACCAGTTCAACCGCCTGGCGGATATCGCCATTTTCACGATCGAAGTGCTGGCGGGTTCCGGTCAGCATTTCCTTGATACGGGAAAAGAAATTCTTCCCGGTGTCGGACGCTGGCGGTTCTTCCTGTGCGAATTCAAGAGATGATTCCAGGGTTTCAGTGAAGAAGCATTCAGGTGCGTAGTGACGCGCGGCCAGTGGGTTGGCGCTGGCGTTCTGGGTGCAAAACTTCATCATTTCGGTGCCCAGGCTCGCCGGGTTATCAGTACAGGCCAGCCCCATAAGATAGGCTTTGCCGGTGTCTGCAAAGGACGGATGCACCTCAACGCTATGGTAGATTTTCTGGCGTTTCTTCTTCAGTTCGACCAGTTCATCCGTGGCGTCCACCTTCACCAGAAGCGCCAACTTGCCCTTTAACGGACCTTCGGCAATCTCTTCGGTTTTAGTCTCGACCACATCACCATACGCGCGGAAATCGCTTGTCGGCGACCAGCCTAAAATGTGCTCCAGATTGACGCGGGCGCCATAGACCTGGGGATCGTACTGTTCGGCCATTTCGGTGATGTGCTGACGTTCCAGCACGCGGCCGTCACAGGTTGCGCCCTCTACTGCGGCGCGGAAAAAATTTGTCATTGGCATGGTGACAAAGCTCCGGGTTGGTAAGCGATTGATATTAACCAGTGCCCCAATCATTCCCTTTGCAGCCGGAAGGCGCAAAGCCTTCACTTTGTCGGACTCAGGCGACAACCAGCGGCGATATTGTTGCGCGCGCGAGCGCGATAGCCTGTTGCCATGAATACAGCCGAAGACCTCAGCACAAAAGCCAAAAGCCTCTACTGGCAGGCGTTTAGCATCACTCAGATTTCTAAGGAAATCGGGGTGAGCATTAACACGATCTACAGTTGGCGCCGCCGCTATGAATGGGATAAAGCCACCCCCATGCAGCGGGTGCAGGATCGCACGCATGTTCGTTACCTGCGCCTGGTGGAAAAGGACGAAAAAACTCCGAAGGACTTCAAAGAAATTGACCTGCTGGCGCGCCAGCTTGACCGCTTTGAACGTCATGAGCGACGCGACCAGGAGAAAGAGAAGAAGGCGAAGACCCCGAAAAACCATTTCACCGAAGAACAGATAACCCAGCTTCGCGCCCTGGTCTTTGATTCGCTATACGAGCATCAAAAACGCTGGTTCAAACAGTGGAACCGGCGTAACCGCTTTATCCTCAAATCGCGCCAGATTGGTGCCACCTGGTACTTTGCCCGCGAAGCGCTGTTGCGTGCGCTGGAAACCGGAAATAACCAGATATTCCTGTCAGCCAGCCGCGCCCAGGCGTTCCAGTTCAAGCGGTTCATTCAGAAGCTGGCAAGGGAAATCGGCGTAGAACTTAAAGGCGGTGATGCCATTGAGTTAAGCAACGGTGCGATCCTGTATTTTCTCGGCACCTCCGCTGCGACGGCCCAGAGCTACACCGGCGATCTGTACCTTGATGAAGTCTTCTGGATCAGTAATTTCATCAAACTGCGCTCGGTGGCCGCAGGCATGGCGACACAAAAAGGACTACGCCGCACCTACTTTTCGACGCCTTCCAGTGAAGAACATGAAGCCTATCCCTTCTGGACTGGCGATCAGTTCAATGAAAGCCGCCGCCGATCCGATCGGGTGGATATAGACACCAGTTATAAGGCACTGAAAAACGGCAAGCTATGCGGGGATAACATCTGGCGCCAGATAGTCACGCTGGAAGACGCCATGAAGCTTGGTTTCGATCTGGTTGATATTGATGAAATCCGTAGCGAAAACTCCCTTGACGAATACGCCAACCTGTACGGATGTACCTTCGTTAAAGCAGGGGAACGCGCCTTCGACTACAACGCAATTTTGGGCTGCGGCGTTGATGGCTACATGCCGGACGCGTGGCCGGACTGGAACCCGTTTGCACCCCGTCCGCTGGGTAATCGCCCTGTCTGGGTTAGCTATGACCCCAACGGCAGCAGCGGCAAAGGCGACAGCGCCGGGCTGGTTGTGCTGGCCCCGCCAGCCGTGCCGGGTGGTAAGTTCCGCGCGGTAGAGCGCCACCAGTTACGCGGCATGGAGTACGAAGAGCAGGCCAATTTTATTAAAGAGATCACCACCCGCTACAACGTGCAGCACATTGCTATCGACGGCACAGGGATCGGTGATGCGGTTTATCAACTGGTGATCAAGTTCTTCCCGCAGGCGGTTAAATACAACTATTCACCGGTTCTTAAGCGGTCGATGGTGCTCAAAATGTTGATGGTCATTCGTGCCGGGCGCTTTGAGTTCGACGCCGGAATGATGGATCTCGCACAGTCGTTTATGACCGTGCGTAAAGTCACCGCAGGCGGCGTAATTACCTACCAGTCCGATCGGGCCCGTGGCAGCAATCACGGCGATCTGGCATGGGCAACTATGCAGGGCATTTACAACGAACCGATCGGCGCGGAAGTGACCGGCGATAACGGCAGTTTTGTGGAGGAGTTTTAATTGAGCGGCAAAAAAAAATTCAGGGCGCCAACTGCTGCGCCAGCCAGCACAGCCAGCAACGCAACCACCCCGCTGGAAAGCGTGGAATCTTTCAGCTTTGGCGACCCGATCGCAGTCAACGATCGCGCGTCTCTTATGGAGTGCCTCGAATGCCATAACAATGGCCGCTGGTATGAACCACCGATCAGCCCCTACGGGCTGGCGCGCATGTTCGACGTTGCCGCCTATCACCAGTCACCGCTGATATTTAAACGCAATGTTATCGCCAGTTGCTACATACCGCACCCGCTGTTGACCCGGCAGGAGTTCACCGCCTGGGTGCAGGATTATTTAATTTTCGGTAACTGTTACATGGAATGCCGCCGCAACCGACTCGGCCAGCCGATCGAGCTGCGGCACAGCCAGGCAAAATATACGCGGCGCGGCATAGACCCGGCTCAATTCTGGTTTGTTCCGCGCTACGTTGACGATCACGCGTTCGAACCGGGCAGCGTCTGCCAGATCAAGAACCCCAGCCCGCACCAGGAGATCTACGGCGCGCCGGAATACCTGGCCGCGCTACAAAGCGCCATGCTGAACGGTGAAGCAACGGTGTTCCGCCGCAACTACTACATTAACGGCAGTCATGCTGGGGTGATCGTCTACCTCACTGACCCAGTGGCGAATAATAACGATGTGGAAAAGCTTAAGAAGTCGCTGAAAGATGCACGCGGCAACGGTGCTTTTAAAAACCTGTTTGTCTACGCGGCGGGCGGGAAAAAAGACGGCCTGCAAATTATGCCGTTCAGCCAGGTGGCGGCGAAGGATGAGTTTACCGGCATCAAAGACGCCACCCGCGACGACCTGTTAGCCGCGCACCGCGTGCCACCCGTTCTGATGGGTGTAATGCCGAATAACTCCGGTGGCTTCGGCGACGTAGAGAAAGCGGCGAAGGTGTTTTCCATCAACGAACTGGCCCCGATACAAGAAAGCCTGAAAGAGTTAAACGACTGGCTGGGGATCGACGTGGTGCGCTTCAACCCTTACGCACTATTGCAGGCAGCGATCTGACGCCAGCCCGGACACACCCACCACCACCGTGGAACGGCCAGCACGGCCGCAACTGACCACACTGCACGTAAGCCCCTCAGCAGCCCGCTGGCAGGGGCTTTTCTTTTGCCTCAAACCACCACGACGAACCGAAAACGACGCAGCAGCGAGGTGCAGCGGCGCGAAAATCGGCGCAGATAATACCGACCCTATCCCACCCCTCAGCGCGCGCTCATTCCCCCGCCTCGCCCGCACGCAGAAACCCCGCTTTTTTGTGCAAATGTGCAGACCACCGGAAGGCCCGCCCCGTCTGGTCTGCTCCTGAAAAATCACCATCATAAAATTTGTGCAGTTCTGCGCGGAATTTTGCAGCATTTTTTTTCCTTCTGGATTTCAAAAAAATGCAGCCCCTTTCCAACACTCCCGCACTAACCGGCCCTAGCAATCAATGTTATCTTACTTGCATCGTATCCCTATCGAGGAAAAGGCATGGCTAAGGATCTGACAACCTCTGCTCACGACAGACAAAATATTCTCAATAATTCGTATGCACTCAAGCACGCCGAAAAGCATCTTGCTCTGGGCGGGATCGAATTTGATGGCGAGATAGTGTTTACCAAAAATCAATTGGTTGAGATTTTTGATGTTAGCGATGCAACGATAGAAAGGTACCTAACCAGCAACATTGATGAATTAAAGAACAACGGATACATCATTCTAAAAGGGAAAATTTTAAAGGAATTCAAAGAGGTGGCAGATGGTACCCTCATGAATGAGGGTACCAAAACGTCTGTTCTTGGAGTGTTTAAATTTCGAGCCGTGTTAAACCTTGCCATGTTGCTTGTTGAAAGTGAGCAAGCGAGGATCATTCGAACACGTTTACTTGATATCGTTATCGACACACTGGCAGAACGCGCTGGCGGACATACAAAATTTATCAACCAAAGAGATGAAGATTATCTTGTTGCGGCATTCAAGGAAGAAAGCTATCGGAAACAGTTCACCGATGCTCTCAATGATTATGTAGATGCCAATGGTTGGAAGTTTGGAAAACTCACCAATGCGATTTATCAGAGCATTTTCCATGAGAATGCAAATGAGTACCGCAAGGTGCTGAAACTACATCAAAACGATAAAATTCGTGACACGATGTATTCTGAGGTTCTTACCTTAATTGCTAGTTTCGAAGCTGGCCTCGCTCACGAGATAAAACAAAAAGCCACCCACCTGGGCAGAAAACTCACATATAAAGAAGCAGAATCCATCTTATCAACAATGGAAAAGCATCCCTTATACGAGCCAATGCTGGTTGATGTTCGCACCAAAATGGCGAGCAGGGATCTATGCTTCCGTGATGCCTTGCATGAAAAACTTGAGGCTTATGTCCGATCGGTACCAGAAGGCGACTTTGAGAGATTCTTAGGCGAGAAAAGCAAGTCACTCGAAGAGAGACTCAATGACCCTGAAACTCTTGAAGTGTTTAAACGCTTAAAAGATCGCTAAGAGGGTGCTGCCATGGATGAGATTCAGTTTAATTACTTTGATATTGAGCACGCCATAGCAGTACATGATCACATCATTGAACGCTCTGGCGGTTTACAAGGCATTCGCGATCGAGGAGTACTGGAGAGTGTCCTCGATCATATCCAAAATGATTGGTACTACCCAAGCTTTGAGTCAAAACTCACACATTTGTTTTTTTCAGTGAACAAACTTCACGCTTTTACTGATGGCAATAAAAGATCCGGAATATTTCTCTCCGCATTCTTTCTTGAAATCAATGGGTTTGAGCATTGTGTAAAGCTCTTTGTCCAGGAAATGGAGAACATTGCTGTTTGGGTTGCGGATGGCGCTGTCAGCAAGGATTTACTACAACAGATTATTCATGATTTGGTTCTATGTGAGGAATTATTAGAAAGCACTAAGCTGGAACTAGCAATGGCGATAATGGATCATCAAAATAACATTCATGAAGGCGATTAAGATATTTTGCGCTGCGGCGGTAAGCTTTACCGCCTGCTATCTGCTCGCGATTTGAAGAAATTCGGTTTCACATTGTCAAAACCTGCCATGCCGATCGGCGCCCTACTTCCGCCCCGAAAAAGCAGCCTTCATCCTATTCACGAGGTCACTTGTCTTTTTCTTCGCTGCCATGACCTGCGACGGCAGCTTATCCAGCCTGGACGCTGCGCGGTTGCGCGATACCAGCCGCCCATCCTGCACGGTCATAACAAGATCTCCGCACGCCACTGACGCACCGGCCATCATCGATCTGACCATTCCGGCGCTGGCATCAATCCCACGTAGCGCCAGCAGTTCACTGATCTGCTGCTCTTTGACTGATAGACCGCCCCCCTCTTCCTGTTCCGGTGGCCGCTTTTTACGCTTAGTTTGCACATCATTTCTAAGCCGCTGCGCCAGTTCCCGCTTTTCCTGCCTGGAAAGCGCATCAAAATTCACCGTCTCGCCCACTTCGTGATCGGCATGTTCAAGACCGTCTGCACCTGTCGCGGGATCCCGCGTACAGTTATTGACAGAACTCCGAGGGGCGGCGTTGCCGCCTGAAAAACCAACGTCAACGGCCACACCGTCAGCGCTCTGGCGCTTCGGCACGATTTTGTATTGAGTGGTGCGGGTGAAGATCAAAGAGTCATTGCCCGTAATCGGGCAATAGATACCGGTGATTCGCTGGACGTCATCGCCGTAGGCGTTGCCGTTTTCGGTGGTTTCATAGTTCAGGCGAATGCGCAGATTATCGCGCTCTACCAAAGGGCCACCCTGGGCTAATACATAGTTATCCCACTCGCCTGCGTCAGCCGCCTGACGCGCAGTTTCCAGTTCAGGGTGTAAAACAAGTTCACGATTGCCCAGGCGGCGAAGTTCGCGATATACCGTGACCGGCGCGCCGCCGATCTGCTGAAACTGGCGAATTGACCAGCGCGACGCCCACGCGCTAACGCGGAGTGACATTTCTTTCAGGTCTTCCCCGGTTTCGTCGTCCTTCTCACCATCCAGCGCGAAGCCGTCGATATTCTTCGAAATGTATTTCGCGATGTATCCCGTTGCAGACCCTTTAGCCGGATCAATCGGTTCAACATGAAAACGCGCCCGGTTCATGGACTCCGAGCCTTTTAATTCTGCTGAATCTTCACGCCGGGCGTGATAGCAAAAAATATCGCGGGCCTGATCGATATCGCATGGATGCATAAACAGCAGTAAGTGCCAGTGCGGCGTTGCATCATGGTGCGGCTCAACGACACGAAAACCAAAGACGCGTATTCCGGCACGCTTCCACGCGGCGCGAGTTCTCGCCCAAACTTTGCAAAGATATTGCTGCGTCTCGCGCGGCGACGCGCCACAGTATTTATTATTGCGGCGCCCGTTATGCTGCATGGAGTGGTAACGGGAAGGCGCTGTCAGCGTGTAGAAGTCACCGGCCAGCCCTTCCAGCTTTGCCAGTTCCTCAAATCCGCGCATTCTCGTCATGAGTTCGCGGCGACGGTTGGCCGGATTGGCAACACTGCCGGCGACTTTATCGATCAGTGAAATGCGCTCGCCCGTGTCCTGGTCTTCCAGCTCCATAGCCTTGAGGTATTCACGGTTAGCCTTTTTCTGGGCCAGCCATTCCGTAAGGCACGGGGCGCTACTGTATGGGGAAGACTTTTTCTGGACGTATCCCACTGCGATCATCAAATGCTCACGCCACCGGGCATGGATACGGCGCAGGCGGTTTAACCACCACTGCGGTGACTCAAGACGGAGAACCGCGCGCAACGCGTCCTCCGCTTCCAGTTCTTCATTGCAATACGCTGTCCAACCTGGGATCGGAGTTTTTAGATGCACCGCCAGCGACGCAATACGGCCATAGCCAGAAAGCGCCGCGAACTCAGGATCGCCGGTGCGCGCCAACTGGTGATCGGACTCGCGTATAAACTCGCTCGTAAAGATATCGGCAAGCGTATAAGCCAGTCTTTTTAACTCTTTTTTCCCTGCCCAAAGCATACGGAAAAGCTGATCGCGGATTGTTAGCAGAATGCCAGGCATCACAGTGTCAGGCTGGTAAACACTGTTCACGCTATCAATACGTGTTAATACGTGGCGCTCAAAGGTATTAACCAACCAGTGATCTGCCGCTTTGCGGTCTTTCGCGTCCAGTGCATCCAGCTTCGCGGCAAAGTGGCGGCGGATATACTGCGGAAGAGAAGCCAGACGGCGACGCAGCAGCTTACTGCGCTCCGGCTTTTCGTCTTCCGCTACCAGTTCACTGAACGCAATATGCTTGCGGGTGCCGTCCGGCGTGAGATAGTCGAAACCATCCTGCCCCGGCGCTACATCAACGCCAATCGGCTGGTATGGTTTGTTCCCGCCATAAGCGTAAGGGGTAGCATTTCCAGTGCTACCCGGATACGGTGGCGGTGGAGAAGGGGCACGACGGCCACGGGTTGCCGTGGTCATTGCACACTTTCCAGATAAGCACTTATGAACGCTTCTGCGACCGGCGCAACGATTGCGTTTCCGTAGGCGCGCAACTGGCCCACTCGTCCGGCAACCCCATCAACCAGCGGCTTAAGTCCGGATTTAACTGGCCTCCACTTTTCATCGCGGCAGAAAATCCAGTCAGCAGATCCCCAGAAGCCGTTAACCTCCCTGGCCCCGCTATTTGCGCCGTCACATCCAATCGGTCTGTTGACAATTTCCCGTTGCGAATCCTGCCACCCAGATAACCGCCCTTCCCGTCCGTCGCCGTTGGAGTCGGCCACCCAGCTAATACCGCTGCCGTTTGCAAATTCAATCCGCCCTGCCGGCCTTGATTCCCCGGCCCCGTTCCCGATCTCGCTGTCGGAGTCGGCCACCCAGAAAAGACGCTGCCTGATGTGCGGCGCACCGAAGCCCGCAGCGCAGAGATCGAAACCTGCGAAGGCATAATCCGCGTTTTCCAGATCAGCTTGTACAGTGTCGAGCCATGCGAGGCCGTCTTTGCTTGCAACCTGTTCCCCAAACACAACGTGAGGCGCGCACTCCTTAATAAGGTGAACCCATGAGGGCCAATGATGGCGGGGATCGTCAAATCCCTGTCGCTTTCCGCAGGCGCTGAAAGGCTGGCAGGGGCATGAACCTGTCCAGACGGGGCGATCATCGGGCCATCCTGCGCGGCGCAGGGCGTAAGACCACACGCCGATCCCGGCAAAGAAGTGGCATTGCGTGAATCCTTTAAGGTCATTTGCGGTTACTTCCTCAATTGAGCGATCGTCAACGACGCCCGGGGCGATGTGCCCAGCGTCGATCAGGTTGCGCAGCCATTGCGCGGCGAAGGGATCGATTTCGTTGTAGTAGGCAGTCATAGAGGGCGTCTCACAGTGGAATCGGGTTTTCTTCTGATTCCCAATAGCCGGGGAGCACATCGCTATCGGATTCATCTCCGCATCCGGCTGAATACCCAGCGCATGGCCCGCAGTCCGGGCAATGACCACCACCATGACGCCCGCAGCAGTTGCAGACAGGCAGCACGCCGATCACTTCTTTGGCCTTCTGGCGATTGTCTTTGTCATTGCTGACGGAACGTTGCACGCTGATTTCGTGCATCTTGAAGGGCTGATAAATCGCGCGGGTGGCTTCGGTGTCGCTGTTGGAAATGACGACCTTCACGCCATGCTTACGGTTAACTTCCAGCAGTGCCTGGACTAACTGGCGATGGTTGTCTTCCGTGAATGGTTCGGTGTGGTATTGGGTAAAATCGGCTGTTTTGCTTTCAGGCAGGTAAGGCGGATCGCAGTAAACGAGAACATCGCCACCCGTGACGACCTGTAGAGAACGCTGGAACGGCGCGCAAAGAAATATTGCCTTTGTATCGTTGGCCTTTTCGGCAAACAGGCGGATTTCATTTTCAGGAAAGTAGACGCTCTTATACTTGCCAAACGGCACGTTAAAGCCGGTCTTACGGCTGTAACGGCATAAGCCGTTATAACCGTGGCGGTTCAGATACAGGAATTGAGCAGCACGCATGATGCACGCCATTTCAGCGCCATAACGCAACCCACCGCTTTTTACCGTACCCGCCTGCTTATTGAACGCGGCGCGGACTTCGTTGTATCCCTGCGGGCTGTTCTTACTGTTGAACAGTTCGCGGGCCGCATCGATCACTAAGTCCGGGTAACGGGTGACTTCCCGGTACAGGTTAATAAGATCCGGGTTGATATCAGCCAGCACATAGCGGCGGTATTCAGTCGCCAGAAATACCGATGCACCGCCTACGAACGGTTCGATCAGGCAGTCGGCTTTAGGAAGGTGCGGCAGCAGGTCAGTAAGGACACGGGTTTTACCCCCTGCCCATTTGATGAACGGGCGGATCATTTTACAGGACTCCGTAATGGGAAGCTGGAATAGAAGGGCGCTGCAATTCTTCAATGCAGTGCTGGCGCAGATTGCTTATAAAATTGGTGGCTACTGACCCACTGGCAGAAAGGGTTAACTCACCATCACGGCGGGTTTTAATGGTTAATCCTTCGTTTTCGATAGCAGGTAAAAGGACATGCAAAATGAAGCTATATTGATCACGTCTGGTCATAATCTCTTCCTCAAAAAAAGAATGAGTTGAACCGCCGCCACTTAATAAAGGGGCGGAGAAAACAGAGTTGATTTTTTAAAACCGAATTACTTAATTAGCTTTTTAAATAATTCAGCCAGAGTAAGCAGGAAGCCTTTATTTACTCTTTGGGTATAAATAAACGGTTTATTTTTACCTTTGATAAATTGAACCTTCCCCGGTTCGGGCTTAAAAAATCTTCCGTCCGGCGTTTCCAGCCAGCCGCGTGAGTTCTTGAAGTGTGTGACCTGGCACCCGTGCTTAAGCAGGCTCGCCAGTGATGGGCCTTCATCGTGCATTACTACCCCCTTGCTTATACATCTGATCAACTGTGTGCATGGCTTCCGCTAAAGCAAAGTCACGCCCGTAATAATCGCCATTACTGGAAATACGATAAGAGTGCTTAAACGTAAAAGGATTACGCGGGCATTTCTGAATAGTGAAGCCACGATATAAATACGAGTGACGACTTAACTGTATTAATTGCACAGCCACAAAAGCCCCCTCACATTCCCAATTTAAGCAATTCACCATCAACATGGCGTGCCACGTCTTTGGTGATTTTCTTAATCAGCTTTTTATCCCTGATCATAAACTCGCCTCGATTGGTGCGAATCATGAAGCCCGTTTGCATATCTTTTAAATGGGTGACCAGAATGTCGTTACATTCACACACCCGGTTTTCGTGGTTGGCTGTCTTCTGGCTCATCGCGATAACCTCAAAGACCGATCCACAGCAACCAAGCATCGCGCTGCTCTCTCGGACGGTTGTAGTAGGCGTCACGCATTGCACGGTTGAATTCAGGAATATAGATCCAGTTCTCAGCGCGGGCGCCCAAGCTTTCCGGATTCTTCCACGGGATGATCGGCAACTTACCGTCTTCAATCATGCTCTTAACCGTGGCGGGCTTCTTACCGATCAATTCGGCAAATTTCGGGTATGGAACCGCGTCAACGGCGTGACGCACTTCAATGAACCCCTCTAACTCTTTGTCTGTCATAGCGTTAGCTCCTCTTATGAAATCATGCCGGGATTTTTAGCCATGCCCGGCGCATGGTTTTGTGGTAATTTCGCTATGCCCTTGATGTTCTTGCCAGAGCGCAGGGGGATAACCGCAATCACCACAAGGATTCGATATGGAACTCAACATCAATACTGGTTTTAAAATCTTTGAAAAACACTACAACCGTATTGCTGAATCTCTCGGTGTAAGTAATGCATTAGGGCATGAACTTGAAAGTTTCATTGCTTTTCGCGCTCTAACTCTTTTAAAACTGGATCTATTGTTAATTAATCACCGAAACTCAATTGATCAAGAACGCCTGTTCTTATTTGGTAAAAACACTCTCCATCATTATTTATTCACCAAAAAGGGCATACCCTTTTCAGAAGCAAAAAAATTAAGCCTCCAAGATTCTTTATTAATTCTTCTTCAAGAAGTCTCAACTCATTCAGTACCAACTGAACTACTGAACCTTCTTAAAAATGAATTTAACTTTTCATCAAATAACATTAAGTATGTTAAAGATGAATTTCGTGTATTCAAGGATTCAGATTGGGATTTCGAACCTGCCGATACACGATTGAATTAATAAACTCGTTGGTAGATTTTAGTTTTTCCTCGGCTCGTACAGCCTGTTCCCGTAGAGACTCTGGCTTTCCTGTCAGATTTCTGCGGGACATAAGCTTAACAATTACTTCCTCAAGAAAAGAAACTAGTTCTTCATCAGAAAGTGAACCCGCAAAGATACGTGGAGTATCGTCTTTTTCAGCATCACACATCGCGTTAAGAGCATTATTCATAAACTGCCTTTCAGCACTTAAGCGCTCTTGCAGATCAGCGGTTGCTTTATTTATCGCTTGGACAAAATCACCACTATCGGAGGACTCCACAAAGATAACGTTCTGCGTATCTTCGCCATACATAAACCACCCGATCAAGCTCCCCGCAGAAGCATAACGGCAGCAGACCCCCTCACCCCTTCCCTCATGTTTCATGACCATTTGTGCTAATCTCCGCATTGGCGCTAGGCGCTTATTTCGGCTTGTAACTGCTTAAACTGGCAGTTGTTTAAGTCACTTTAAAATGACCTTACGCAAATCATAGTCACTCAGGAATGACCATGTCAATAGACTACTCGCAAAAACTAACTGAACTACGAAAGGCCGAAGGGCTAACACAACGTCAATTCTCTGAATTAACAGGAGTTTCATTAGGAACGATCAAGAATTATGAAAGTGGGCACGGCATTGGAGGAATAGCAACCGTGGAGAATGTCATAAATATTCAACAATTTCAGAAATATACGCTTTGGCTAATGACCGGCAATACCGCACCAGAAGCCGGACAAATTGCCCCGGCTCTCTCTCTTGATGGGCCAGAAGATGCGGCAACGTCGCGCCGCTCCGCCCGCAAAACTGGTTAACACTGCATCATGATTTCATTGACTGGATAGATTCAATTTCACTCTGTCATACCGGAGGGCTTCGCTATGTCGATTAAGAAGCTCGAAGGTGGTCAATATGAAGTAGACGTATGGCCGCGCGGACGTAACGGAAAACGTATCCGCAGGCGATTTGAGAAGAAACAAGAGGCGGTTCTTTTTGAGCGTTATGTATTAGCCAACGCCGACAAAAAAGAATGGCTGGGGGCGAGCGTTGACCGCCGCACCTTAAGCGAGTTGTTAGATACCTGGTGGCTGCTGTATGGACAGACTCAGGAAAATGGCGAGATTGAAAAGCGGCACCTGAATAAAACAATCAGGGCGCTGGGTGATCCAGCCGTTAACCGACTGAACAAGCGAATGATTGCACAGCACCGAAGCCAACGGCTGGAAGACGGTATCAGCGCAGCAACGATCAACCGTGATATTTACCGCTTATCCGGGATGTTCAGCACGTTGATAAAGCTGGAAGAGTTCAGGAAGGAAAACCCCTGCAAGGGGCTGGAACCACTGAAAGAGACGCCGCCAGCTATGACCTATCTCGCCAAATCGGAGATCAGCAGATTGCTGGATACTCTGACCGGCGACGATCGGCGTTTTGCGCTGTTATGTCTCAGCACCGGCGCACGCTGGGGCGAAGGAAGCACGCTGCGAGGCGAGCAGGTAAATCACGGGCGCGTGACGTTCCTTAAGACCAAAAACGGGAAAAAACGCACGGTTCCGATATCGGAAGAACTGGAGAAAGAGATCAAGACCAGCGACACCGGGAAACTGTTCAAAGTTGATTATGAAAACTTCTGCGAACGGCTCAAACAGGTTAAGCCCGATTTACCACGCGGGCAGGCCACGCATGTGCTTCGGCATACATTCGCAAGCTGGTTCATGATGAACGGGGGAAACATTATTGCGTTACAGCAAATTCTGGGGCACGCCAGCATACAACAGACGATGGTTTATGCTCACCTTGCCCCCGATTACCTGCAACACGCAGTAACGTTAAACCCTCTTGGCGGCGGGCTGACGGTGTGACAATGTTGTCTACATCTTGTCTACACGCGTAGCGCTATATCCTTCTTGTAACTGCTTATGGCTGTTGCAAGGAGGATTGATTTATAAGGGATTTTTTCTAAGTACCTGATAAAAAAAACCCCCACATCATGTGGGGGAAGACAGGGATGGTGTCTATGGCAAGGAAAACAGGGTTTACTGGTTACTA